GAGTCACCAGCATTTACAGAAGCACAAGTAACTAAAGTTGCCGCTAGCGAAGGCGAAGCGGATGCAACAAATCAACCAACTACGGAAAGTGAGGCACAAGTGGACAACACCACCGAGCCAACAGCAGTACCAGTGGTAGAGGTTGCTCCAGTAGAGGCTGCACGCCCAACAATTAGTGCATCATTCTATACAGAGCCTCGCTCACCAATTAAGACACAAGCACACATGCTAGAACACAGCATCAAAGCAAAATTAGGTAACCACGAGTCAGCACAGTGGGTAATGAAAGCAGAAGCAGACGTAGCAAAATTTATAACTGCCGCCGATGATTCTTTCACCACTAACCCAGCATTTTCTCCAACACAGTTCGTACCTACAGTAGTAGATACACTTATTGGATCACGACCAGCTATTGATGCAATTGGATCACGTGCTCTTCCGGCAGCCGGAATGACCATCTCTGTTCCAAAAATTACCACTAGCGGAACCGTGGCAGAAACTGCGGAAGCAGCGGGCCCATCAGAAACCGGAATTGTTTCTAGCTATGTAAATTTAACAGTTAAGAAATATGCCGGACTTCAACGCTACAGTTTAGAAATTCTTGAGCGGAGTTCTCCAGAGTTTTTTGCGGCCATGTTAGACAACATGACCCGGGCTTATAATAAGGCTACGGATGCTGCCGTAATTGCAGCTCTTACAGCAGGTGGCACACAAGCTACAGCAGTAGCAGCCGATTCTGCAGGTCTTATTTCTTACGTATCAACACAAGCACCAGCCGCATATCTTGCAACAGGTGAATTGGCAACACGTTATATTGCTGGAACATCACAGTGGTCATTACTACTTGGTGCAACAGATACAACAGGTCGTCCAATCTACAATGCTGCTAACCCTATGAATAATGCTGGGTCTTCAGTGCCTACATCGCTGCGCGGAAACGTGCTTGGTTTAGACTTATATGTAGATCCAAACGCAGTTTCAACAACTATCGATGAGTCTGCATTTATTGTAGTTCCATCTTCAGTATCAATTTACGAGTCACCAATTCTACGACTTTCAACCAATATTCCAACCACAGGAGAAATTGAAACTTCTCTCTATGGATATATGGCTGTTGGTGTATTAGTTGCTGGTGGCGTTCGCCGCTTCAACCTAACGTAATAAGTTAGTTAATTTAATAATCCTCTAGGGTTTAGTAGCCCTAGCCCTAGAGGAGCTTTTTAGAGAGGACACTATGGCCGCTGCAATGGTAACTATGCAAGAATTACGCACAAATCTTGGAATAGGCACTTTATATACCGATGCAACCGTAGAAGAGTGCTGCCAATCGGCAGAAGATTTAATACAAGGTTATTTATGGCATAACGATGCCCCAGTAGTCGGCTCATCTATAAGCAATAACGTAGCAACTTTAGTATTAGCAAATCCCGGTATCTTTGTGACTGGCCAATCAATAGTAGTAAGTAATTGTGGAAGCACATACAATGGCACATACACATTAACAGGATCATTTCCGGGCACTACAGTGCCGGCAAGTATAGGCACAGCATTTTGGAGTACATACGCATTTAGTTCATACCCTAACGGCTATAGCATTATTCAATACGCAAAAGTTTCTGCAGACGACCCATTTCATTTTATTAAACCATACGGCCGAGCACTTGGCCCAGAGCATAAAGCACAGGCTTACACTGCGACCCCGGCCATAAGAGAAGCCGCGATGATAGTCGCGGTTGATATCTGGCAAAGCCGTCAAGTTAGTCAGACTGGTGGGGTAGGTATGGATGGGATCACTGCAAGTCCTTACAGGATGGGATACCAACTGATAAATAGGGTACGTGGTCTCATCCAGCCATATTCAAGTCCTAACTCATTGGTCGGCTAATGCCAGCAGCAATAACAACACTTAGATCAACCTTAGCCACTAGTTTAACTAATGCTGGCGTGTGGTCAGTATTTAGTTTTCCACCAGCGACACTTCTAGCTAACGCAGTGGTTATTACACCGGGCGATCCATATATTACACCGACTAATAACGATGAGATAAGTGTCAATCCATTAGCAAATTTTAAAGTTATAATTACAAAGCCAGCATTTGATAATCAAGGCAATCTGGCTGGTATAGAAGATTATATTTTAGCAGTAGTTACAAAGTTAGCAGCTGCTACTTATCAGATGAACATATCTAGTATTTCAGCACCAGCAATAGTTAATGCAGCAAGCGGTGATCTGCTTGTGTCTGAGATTACTGTATCAATTCTAACAGAATGGAATTAACATGAGCTATAAAGGATTTACTGAAGAAGACCTTAGATTTCTGACTAGAATAGGTCAGATTACCGAACCACCAGCAGCGGTTAAAAAACCTGCTCTAAAGAAAGAAGAGGAAGAATAATGGCCGTATTTCTAAGTAATGGTGCGGTTGTTACCCTTAACAGCGTAGATATTTCAGGCGTAGTTACAGGTGTCACAATTAACCGCAGCTTTGATGAACTGGAAGTAACCGCGATGGGCGACACTGCCCATAAGTTTACTAAGGGTCTAGAGGCATCAACAATCACATTAGATCTATTAAACGATACAGCAGCTTCAGGTGCTAATGCAGTTACTGCAACACTTGCAGCAGCATTTGGTACAACAGTGCCGCTAGTAATCAAGCGCACTTCAGCAGTTATCAGCGCAACGAATCCAGAATATCAAACTACGATTTTGGTGAACAACACACAAGATCTAAATGGTGCAGTTGGCGACATATCGACTCAGAGTATTACATTTACATGTAACTCAGTTATAGTAGTAGACACAACACCTTAAGGAGTAGTAATGGCAAAGCTAAAGATAACAAGGGCTAATGGCGAAGTATCTGAACACAAGATTACGCCAGGTGTCGAGTACGCTTTTGAGTTAAAGTATGGCGCAGGAATTAGTAAAGTCCTACGTGACCACGAACGTCAGACCGAGATTTATTACTTGGCGCACGAGTGCTTACGTAGGGCTAACGTAACTGTACCTATATTTGGTATTGAGTTTATTGACAGCCTAGAAACTGTCGAGGTATTAGACGAAGAAAAAAAATAGTACCGCGTGACTCCATTCTCTATACAGTGGCTGCTTTAAGTGTAGAGACTGGGATCGCGCCTAGTGAGTTCATTAACATGGATTCCGAAATGCTTAAAGCTATAGTCCAGGTATTAAGCGATAGAGCAAAGGAGATTAAAAATGCCAGTCGTCGTAACAGGCGTTAAGCAACTCCAGAAGGCTATGCGAGATGTAGACAAAGACCTGAATAAAGAAATGTCAAAGAATATTAAGCAGGCTATGTTAATTGTCCGAGATCGGGCACGTGGTTATTTACCATCACAAAATGAAGTATTAAGTGGCTGGGGTAAAGGCACTGGGTCTATGGAAACTGTTAAAGACCCTAATAGATTATTTCCACCTTATGACTATGCCTACGCTAAAAGCAAGGTTGCATATTCTGCAGGTCAAAATAAAAGCAACGACAAAGGATTCAAGGCTGCATTCTATGTGTTTAACAATTCTAGATCAGGCGCAATATTTGAGACTGCAGGCCGTATAGGTAGGCCTAGAGGTAATAGATCATTAAACCCTAACGCACCTGTGCAATTTAATGCAGCTGCAGAAATGCTATCTAGCATGAAGGGCCAAGGCAAGCAACGTGGTCGTGTTATCTATCGTGCGTGGGATGAGACTAAAGATGTAATTATACCTAGAGTAGTTAATGCTATTGACACAGTAGCAAAGAAGTTTATTAAAGACACAGAGATTAGAAAGGCTGCATAGTGCCTAATTTAATTGTCAGCGCAGTAAGCACCTTTGATAACAAAGGATTAAAAAAAGGTAAAAAAGAAGTAAGCGCATTTGAAAAACAAGTAAAAAGTTTTGCCAAAGTCTTTGCTGCAGCGTTTAGCGGTAGGGCTTTAATAAATTTTAGCAAAAATGCAGTAAAAGCATTTGCAGCAGATGAGAAAGCCGCTAAGTCTTTAGAAGTACAATTACGTAATACAGGGTTTGCATTTTCAGCACCAGGAGTAGAGCAATACATATCAAGGCTACAAGGGTTATATGGCGTGTTAGATGATGAATTACGCCCAGCCTTTCAGCAATTACTTACAGCTACAGGATCAATAACTAAAAGTCAAGATGCATTACAAACAGCACTAAACGTAAGCGCAGCAACAGGCAGATCACTTTCTGAAGTTAGCGCAGCATTAACACGAGGATTTTCAGGCAACACAGCAGGCCTTAGCAGATTAGGTGCAGGCATAAGTAAAGCCACGCTCAAGACTGGCAACATGGATAAAATCATGGAAGAATTAAATGCTAAGTTTGCAGGTCAGGCGCAGGCTAGACTAACTACATACGCTGGAAAAATGGATTTATTAAAAGTAGCAAGCGAAAATGTTAAAGAAGAAATAGGTAAAGGCATATTAGGTGCACTTGACGCATTAGGTAAAGATACAAATATTAAAGATACAACTAAAAAGATGGAAGCATTAGGTAAGCAGACAGGCTACACTATTACAGGTTTAGGAGTATTGATTGCAAAATTAGGTGATATACCTGGTATTGGTTTAATAGGTAAAGCCTTTTATGAAACAAGCGCATTAGGATTATTAGCTAGGCTTGGTAAAGAAAACACACCAGCAAGAGAATTGCCAGCTAACGAACAACGCAGCGCAGGCCGTATATCTAGTCAGCAATTTAGAATAGAAATTAGACAGAAAAAAGAATTAGACAGACTAAGAGCTTTAGAACTAGCAGCGTTAAAAAAGAAAACAGCTGTAGATGAATTACGAGACAAGTTTGATTTAGAGCGCATAGGACTTACAGCTGCATTAAACGCTGCTACCGATGAAGAAACTAAGTTACGCCTTAAATCACAACTCGCAATCCTAGATAATAACGAAGCTTTGGCTAAGAAATTTTTAGCAGAGATGAACGCTGCAGAAGCTGCGAAGAAAATGGCCGAAGCCATGGCAGCAAGTGCTGCAGCATTAGAAGCTGCATTTAGAGCAACCATAGCAAGACTTGCAATTTATGATCCAGTAAGAAACATAGCACCAGGGCAGACTGGCGGAATGTCTAACGTACCATCTACGCCATTTATGGGTACACCTTTTGGTCAAGCAGGTGGCAACACAGGCCCAATAACTGCTACGCCTGTAAATGTAACCTTAGAGTTAGCACCTAATGCTGGTGAGTTTGGTCAGTTAATTTATAACTCATTTTTAATAAATCAAAAGAATGGTTTAGCACAGACAGTTAACGGCGGATTATAATGGCTTTGCCTGTAATAAACGCAATAATTAACTTTAGCACTGGGCCTAGTTTTGCTCAGGCTATGATAATTGACCAAGGCATATTAGGCGTTAACGTATTAGCAGATGCAGCAGCCGTAATTGTAGATGTATCAGATCAGGTAAATCGTGTTGTGACTAGCCGTGGTCGTAATGCATTATCAGATCAATTTCAAACAGGCGAACTTACTTTACGTATAGTAGATCAGAATGGCGACTTTAACCCACAGAATGTAACTGGGCCGTATTATAATCTTTTAACACCCATGAAAAAGGTGCAGATTACTGCTAACTTTAACAGCGTTACTTATCCTATCTTCTCAGGATTTATTACAAGCTACGTAACTACTTATCCTAAAGATGCAGAAGAAGTTGCATATACTGAAATTAAAGCTGTAGATGCATTTAGATTAGTTTCTAATGCACAAATTAGTACAGTCACAGGTGCTACTGCAGGCGATTTGTCAGGCACACGTATTAACGAAATATTAGATGAAATTGACTGGCCAGCAACTATGCGTGACGTAGATGCAGGGCTTACTACTATGCAGGCAGACCCAGGTACTAACCGCACAGCCTTAGCAGCCTTAACTACCGTTGCCACGTCAGAGTATGGCGCACTATATGTAGATGCTTATGGCTCGTTTGTATTCCAAGATAGGACTGTGACTGTTAGCTCTATTGGTGGCACACCTACAGTCTTTGCAGATAATGGCACAGGTATTGTTTATTCTGATGCATCATGGATACTAAATGACACGTTAATATTTAATAAATCTACTATTACTAGGGCTGGTGGCACAGCACAGGTAGCAACTAATCAAGCATCTATAGATAAGTATTTTTTACACAGCTACTTTCTAGACAACTTGCTTATGCAGACAGATGCAGTAGCCCTAGATTACGCTTTGGCTTATACAGCTAGTAGAGCCGAGACAAGCATACGAGTAGACTCCATAGTGCTTGACCTATACACGCCTAACTACGATACAGGCATAGTTGCAGCCCTAGACCTAGATTTCTTTGACCCTATAACCATTATAACTACGCAGCCAGGCGGATCATTGCTAGAAAAGACCCTACAGATTTTCGGTGTGCGTATGAACATATCACCGAATAGTTGGAAAACAACCTTTACAACACTAGAACCTGTCATAGATGGGTTTATAATAGGCAACGTAGATTACGGTGTCTTAGGGCAAAACGTACTTTCTTATTAAGGAGCAATAATGGCAACAGGATTTCCAGCATCAACAGGTGACGTACTTACCTCTGGCATGTTCAATGGTTTAACTTCATTTACAGTAGGCACTGCCAACACTGCAGATTACACAGCTGTACTTGCAGACCAATACCAGGTATTACAGATAATGAACAAAGCCACAGC